TCTTTCATCGCTGGGATTCATGTTTTTAATAACGAATGAATGTAAATAAATTTGTTTTTTTGTATCTGGTTCTTTTCCAAAAGAATATCCATTTGAATGCAATGAAAACACTGGCCTATATGGTTTATAATTTTTAATTAATTTCATATCTTCTATTGATAATATAGTACATTTTGTATTATCTGGATTACAAGTCATTTTATAATATCTTTCTTTTGTTTCTGTATTTTCAATTAAATAACAAAAATTTTTATATGTTCCTGCGAATTTACCCGCACGAATATAAACACCATCATCTTTTTCAATCACGTTTTCGTTTTGAGAGAACATATTATAATTATAATATAATATATTCTATTTAAATCAATTTTTTTTGTTAGTTATTATTTAAAAATACGGATAATACACCAACTAACTTAATTTGAATATGCTAAACCACCCATACCCGACATGACACGAAGGACATTGTAGTTGGTGGCGTAGACGCGGACTTTGGCGGTAGAGGCACCAGAGATGGCAGCAGCAGAGACAACAAGCTGAAGAGTAGCGTTATCAATTCTGGAGAAGTTGCAAGTTCCGGATGGCTGGTGCTCTTCGGGGCGAAGGGCAAACGAGTAAACGTTGATACCGGTGTCTGGGTGTCTGGTGTGATGCTGGAAAGGCTGGACGAGGTCGAAGTAGGTTCCTTCACGCTCGGAGAATCTGTCCTGACCGTTAAGCTGGAGCTTGGCGGTAACAACTGGATTCTCACCCCAGCAGTGCATGTGGAGGGCGGTCTCGGCGAGGACGAAAGCACCGGCGTCAGAGACACCGTTGTTTTGCGATGCTCTGAATGTTCCAGATACACTAGCGACGGCCGCTGCTGAAATATCACCAGTGGCAGATGAACCACCAGCGGTTGGGTCATTGAAGAGACCTGACGCGTCGATGACCTTGTTGTTTGAATCATCCGCTGTTCCAAGCTGTGCTGCAGAAGAGAATGCGCGAATGGAGTTGGGCAAGGCATCGATGGCATCAGTGTAATTGAAAGGCTGGGCACCAAGAGCGGCGTTCAATACTTCGGAAGAGACAAAAGAGTCACAGTAGCTGACGTTGGCATCAGGCTGGACAACCCAGATAATTTCCTTACATGGGTGATTGAAATTCAACTTAACTTTGTTACTGGAAGATCCAATGGATTCATCACCAGTGAATTGAAGTTGTTCAATGAGGTATTCGTGTGGGTTCTGTGCCATGCGTCTGCGCTCATCCGTATCGAGGAAAACGTAGTCGACGTATAAAGAAGCGGCAACAAGAGATTTGCTGTATGCTTTTGTTTCTTTTCTGTTATCAGTACCAGCAGCACTGATTTCACTGACAGCCCAAAGGCATTCATCCATAGGACGAAGCTCGATGTTGATTTTGACTTCATGGTATTGAAGGGCAATCAAAGGAAGAGCAAGACCTGGGTTTCTGCAGAACCAGAACTCGAGAGGGACGTAAAGAGTCGTCTCTGGGAGCGCTTGACGAGGGGCACAAGTGGCATTAGGGACATCCTCCGACGAGCAAGCGGTCGCGACTTTAGCAAACTTGGGGTCAGTCAAGTAGGTAAGTTGAGTGGTGTTACCAATCATTTTGTGGAAACCGTCCTCCTGTTCGGAAGTGAGGGTAAGCTGATTCCAAATGTGCATCCAGTCACCATACTGTTTGTCGATGCGCTGACCACCAATCTCGACTTCGACCTGCGAGATAAGCTGGTGTCCAGGGTTGTCTAACCAACGCGCATAGACTTCGTCGGCACCATCACTCTGGTTAATCTCTGGGAGAGTAACCTGAAGATAGGTTCTGTAGGCCAAATCACCGTTTCTCGAAACAGTGCATTGGACTCTGCGACCGAAGTCAGCCTGTCCGTTAAAAGTTTGTTCAATAGATTCCATAGCAAAGTTCGTGTGACGTCTGTAAGTTACCTTCCAGAAAGTGATTTGAGGGTTACCCGTAAGATAGACATCCTGGGCACCGTAAGCGACAAGTTGCATAAGACCTCCTCCCATATTATTATAATATTCCTAAAGAAAAAAAAATTTAAAAATTAACATTAATTAATTTAAATTTTACAGCATAATTTTTAATTATTAAATAAATTTGTTTTGATAAATCGTTTCAAATATTCATCGGAAAAAACTTCTTTTTTTCCTTCGTGGTTTTTTGAAAATAAAAATCTCTCGCCTTTTTTTTTGATAGTCCAGCCTTTTTCTAAAGCATTAAATATAAAAACAACTTTTGTTTTTTTAATAATATCCATTTCATCAAAATTTATAATATCATTAAAATCAATATCCATATTAATTTTTGCATACAAAAAAAATATAAAATTATAATTTAAAAAATATAAAATTATAATTTAAAAAAAAATATATATATAAAATATTTTCTATTTTATATATTAGATATGCCTAATTTTAAACCAAAAACAGCAAAAAAGATAAAATTTAATAAAAAAAAGGTAACTTTGGATAACACTCATAAAGAAAAAATGTTCGAATTTGAAAATATAAAAAATACGATTATACCTAATTATAATAAACAAATAGAATCTCTAAAAGAAGAATTTTTTTCAACTGATAGTTTTGAAAGAAAATTACAAATAAAAACTGAAATAAAAGAACTAAAAAAAGAAAGAAAATTAAAAGAAAAAGAAGAACAAAATTATTTATTAAATAATTCAAAATTTATTTTTAATTACTTCGAATCAAAAAAAAAATTATCACAAGGTGGCTGCGATAAAAAAAAAATATTACATAATTTTTTTAATAAAAATTATGATAATAACACAAAAGAAAAAAATGAAGAAGCAAATAAAAATTTAAACTCTTACCTAAAAAACGTTGATTCCACCTTTTTTAATATTGATAATTATAAACAAAAATATGATGTTTGTAAAAAATGTTCTGGTGAATTAATACCAATTGATAATAAAGGTATTCTTGTATGCAAATTATGCAGTTTACAAGTGAAATACTTAATAGAACATGAAAAACCATCATATAAAGAACCACCCAAGGAAGTTTGTTTCTATGCATACAAAAGGATAAATCATTTCAGAGAAATTTTGGCTCAATTTCAAGCTAAAGAAACAACACAAATCCCAGAACAAGTATTAATAGATATTATAAACCAAATAAAAAAAGAAAGGATTGATATAAAAAAAATGAATAATAAAAAAGCTAAAGATATATTGAAAAAACTGGGTTATAATAAATTTTATGAGCATATACCATTTATTAAAGATAAATTAGGAATAAAACCGCCTGTTATGAAACCAGAACTAGAAGATATTTTGTGTAATTTATTTTTGGAAATTCAAAAACCTTATTCAAAGCATTGCCCGAATGACAGAGTCAACTTCTTAAATTATTATTATGTTCTTTATAAAATGTGTGAATTATTGAATGAAAAAACATTTTTACCTTATTTTCCTATGTTGAAAGACCCTTTAAAAAGAATCGAACAAGATGAAATATGGAAAAAAATATGTGGTGAATTAGAATGGGAATTTATACCAACAGTTTAAACTTTTGAGAATTGACTTTTCACAATCAGCTATCATTCATAATTTAAGAATGATTTCGTCATATTTGTGAAAAATAAAACTTTACATTTATTCTTTTTTCTTTGGACGTCAGCATTCCACTTTCCTATTTTTATTTTTTTTTCTTGCTTCAACCTCTTTTTTCCTTTTAGCAACAAGTTTTTTATGTTCTGTTCCACCAACTCTACCATGTCGAGCTTCTTCTTTTACTCGTTTTTTAATGCGGTCTGCGATTGTATCACTCATATATATATAATGATTAACAATTATCTTTATATATATTTACCATTTCCTTTTCTTAATAACTTTGATTTTAGATATTTTTTTTGTTTTTTTTTTAAGACTTTTTTCAAAATGTCCCCATAAACGAGAATACCCATCTATTGCCCATTTATATTTTTTTGGAAATTCTTCAAAATATTCTTTTGATAAATATCCCTCCTCACCCTTTTCTATCAAAAAATATACATTTTTTTCACCTATGGCCAAAGGATATGGAACACCACTATTGCCAACTTGTGAATGGTATTCTAATATTTCGTCTTTTGTTTCAAACTCATAAATCCACGGCCCTATAAATAAGTATCTATTTCCTGAAATATGGGCCAATATTGTGTTTCCTTTACCACCAGACCATGCATTACCTCTATCATCAATACCTTTTGGTATAAATATATTTTTTAAATTTTTATAAGATTTTACTAATATTGGATAATCATAATTTATATCCTCATAATTTATATCCTCATAATTTATATCCTCATATGTGAAAATATCTAATCCCTTTCCTTTAATTACAACTTTATATGGTCTTCCCCCATTATCAAAAATTAAATATTTTTTACCAGTTAATGATTTTTTTGATGTTTTGTTTGACTTTCTTTTTGAATTTTTTTTTGTGACCTTTTTCTTAAAAAGAACTTTTTGCCAACGTTTTACACCATTTTTATTTTTTACAATAATCCACATATTTTTATCATTTCCCCTTTTTTTTTTACCAACTGAAAATAAAGATGCTGATTCTGTTGGACCTTTTCTCATTTAATATACTTTATAAAAGTATTTTAAATTATTATAAGATGAAATTTTAGAAATTTCATGTTATTTTATCATATTACCAAAATATCTTGTTGAAACTACTACTAAACCAAGGACTATTAAATGTGGAACTATATATTCTACAAATGTTTCATTCCTCATACTACATAATTGTAAATCTAAAATTATTAACAAAAAAATACCCCACCCTAAAACCCATGTCATATTTTTAAAAACTTTCAAATCTTTTGTAAATAAAAGTGGTATAAGGAAACTGATAACAATTACAAATTTTGTAATAAATAAAGCAATTAATGAATATAATGGTCCAGAAGAAAAGTCTTTTATATCTTCGGCTTTTTTTGATAAATATAAACCATATGCTTCAGACGCGCTATCAGAAATAGCTAAAGATATAATACTAATTATTAACAAATTATATGATATTTTTGTTTGAACTAAGCCTGATATTAAACCAGTTGTTGTAATAACACCGGCGTTTAAACCGAAAAATAATCCTTGTCTAATATCATCAATCATATATTATAATTAAATAAAATGCTTTTCGGAAATATATTAACTCTAAAGTTTTAAAATATATTTCGTCATTTCTCAAATAAATTTGAACATTTATTATAACTTTTTTTTATATATTACTCATATCGCTTCAGTTCTCACCGCCACCATAAAGCAAATGATTAACATTATCCATAACCTCGCCTCACCCACCGGTTTGAATTGATGATTGATTTCAGCTAGATGAAAAAGATTCAATATTTGAATGTCAGCCACCTTTTTGTTTTTTATTTCGTTTCATAACAATACCGGGTAAATCGCCAAACTTGGTTGTCCCTACCTTCATAAACCCATTTTTATTATAAAATTTGATAGCTCTTTTATTGTTTTTTAATACATCTAAAATTAAATTAACATTTTCGTTTTTTTTCAAAAATTTTAAAAATAAATTTTTGGCTTTACCATTACCTTGTTTTTTATTAACTAATTGATTAATTTTAATATCTCCTTTTTGAAAATTATATTTTGAATATTTTCCTGGTGTTACTTTGTATTTTTTCCAAGTTAAAACAACGCCGTTTTTAAATATAATCTCCTTATTTTGAAATTTCTCTCTTAAATTTCCTTCTAAAAACCGAAAATATCCTCGAGGAAATATTTCTGGATATTGTTTAAATATATTTACAATTTTTTTTATTTTACTAACTTTTTTCAGTGTTTTTTTTCTTGTTTGTTTTTTCTTTCTCCGCGAACGTTTCTGCGTTTTCGGCATATATATATCTTTTGAAAAAAGATATGGCAAAAATATATCTTTTGAAAAAAGATATGGCAAAAATATATCTTTTGAAAAAAGATATGGCAAAAATATATCTTTTGAAAAAAGATATATTTTTTTTCTAAAAAGAATACACTAATAAAGTTTGGTGCACTTTTACTGTATAACCCAACCTTTTTGCTTGTGGTAACATAAGTTTTATAGGTGATATTTTTTTATAAGAAAGCACAACTTTGTCGAATGGTTTCATACCACATTTTTCCAATATCTTTTCGGTTTGATATGTGAGGTCATAGAATTTATGATTTTTGCGCCAATCGCCGACCATAATGCAGTATTTTGCACCTGGTAGAGCTTTTTCCGTTACGCGTCTCCAAATTTTCTCATATTTTTCTAAAAATGATTCCCAAGTTTTCTCTCTATCTATTCCATCTTTTTCATATTTTTCTAAATTCCAATATGGAGGACATGTTAATAATCCGTCATGATGTGGTATTTCTTCGGATAAAGAATTAGCTAAAATATTATCTACCCCGAATTTTTCCTTTGCATTGTCGATTGCCTTTTGTGATATATCGTATCCAATGTATTTTTTATTTGCCTTTTTTATAGCATTATGTCTTTCACCCCAACCGGCAAAAGGGTCGAAAATTATTTGGTTATCTCTTAAATGGAACTCTGCGCACCATTCTGCTATATCTTGTGGGAATGGACTATATGTTAAACGGCTTGATTTTTTATCATGACATTGTTTTCCTCTAATACCTTTCATACCTGATGGTTTTACATCGAAAACCGACACTGGTAAATATTTGTAACTTATATCGTTTTTTTTGTCATTAATATTATTTTCACTAATATCTTTTGTTATAAAATTTTTAATCATTAATATTATTATTTATTTTTATATGTTTTCTTAAACATATAAAAATAAATTAACGTTTTTTTGTCAAAACTTTTTTCTAAAAAGTTTGTTTTTTGTCAAAACTTTTTTCTAAAAAGTTTGTTTTTTGTCAAAACTTTTTTCTAAAAAGTTTGTTTTTTGTCAAAACTTTTTTCTAAAAAGTTTATAATCCACCCGGGAAACCAACAAGATTAGCACCAATACCAAAACCGGCACCTGACCTGGCGGAGACAGCCATGGAAGGAACATATGTGTCGAGGATGGAGAATGTAGCGGCAGCGGTTAATGCAATAAGAAGAACTTCTTCAAGATTGAGTGATTTCTTTGGGATAGCATAAGCGGCAATAGCAACCATGATACCTTCAACAATGTATTTTACTGCTCGTCGCATTAATTCTCCTAAATCTAAAGATGCCATTAAATTTTCAAACATATTTATAATAATAAATTAGAAAAAAATAATATAGTTACAAAAAAACTTAAATAGTAAAAATAGTAATAAATATATATGAGTACGGATATGAATTTTACAAGAAAAACCTGTGATGACGGTAGTGAAAACCCAAAATATGTAGATTTACTCGAAGAAGATAAACCAATTTCTGGACAAAAGTTTGTTTGTGTTTCTTTTATTTCACCGGAAAATGTCTTGAAACAAAAAGAACACTTTTATTTTGAAGAATTCCTAAAAGATTTTGATATGACAAAATCTGTAAAGAAATTTACTCAATTTTTAAATTTTATAGGCTATAAATATAATTTGAAATTTGAAAAATTAACGGAAGATTTTAATGAATATCTTAAGAGTGAAAGTGAAACTTTTGACTCTAATTACGTTAAAGATGCTTATAAAAATTTCGTTGATGCAAATGAGGAAAGATTAGAAAATGATTTTTCGGAAGCTCAAAATTTCCAAACAAGTACACGAGGTATTAAAATTAGAGGTTCTTATTCTACACAGGGTGAGGCAGAACTTCGCTGTAAGTTGCTGCGCGAGGTAGACCCAAACCATAATGTTTTTGTCGGTCCGGTTGGAATGTGGATGCCATGGGAGCCAGATGCTTATAAAACAGGAAGGGTTGAGTATCTCGAAGAACAATTAAACCAATTAATGAGTGAAAAAATAAAGAATGAGGAATATGCTAAAGTGGAATTTGATAAAAGAGTGAGAGAGACAAAGGAAAAAGCAATAAAGAAAAATATTAAATTGGCTGAAAAAACTGGAAATAAATTAACGCAAAATATTGATGAGAATGGTAATCTTGTTGGTATTAACAATACCATTGAAGAATCATTTGGATTAAAGGAAGAAATTACAACTGCTGATATTCAAAAAGAATTATTTGAAGGTGAAAATATTGTTAATACAAAGAGGGATAAAAGTAAGCGTAAATTTAATGAAGATGGGACGAGGGATTAGAATTTTTTAATATTTTTTTAATGTTTTATAAAACATTAAAAAATGAAAACTAAAAATAATTTTGAAAAAAACTTATTATTTTTTTATTATATTTTTTTCCACAACAATTATTTACACAAATAAAATATATATTATTATTTTTTAAAACATCAGTAAAAGGTTTTATATTATTTTTTTCCATATACAACCCTGCATTTAAATATCTATATTCTTTTTTATTATCACTAGGTTTTAATTTACCTGCATATATTGCATAATTCATTGATAATAATGTAAATCTCGCTGCGATTAATCTACAATCTTTCCCACTTTTTATATTTTTTTCAATCGAATTTTCTATAGATTTTTTGGCTAAATCGAATACTTTTTCACTTGAACTTTTCTTTAATGGACATATTTGATGTGTATCCATATAAATCATTTTTTCTCCTGTTATTTTTTTATAAATTTTTGAAGATAATAAATTTGCACACCAGTATGGCATTCCCCATTTTTTTCTATTATAATGATTGACCTTTTTGAAATCATAAGGAATACAAAATGCTTTACCCATAATATCACTTTCCTTAATAGGTTTTATAACAAAGGTGTCGTCATTAAAATAACAATAATTTTCACTTAATCCTTTAATATTATGTAAATAACATTCAATTATTTTTGGTGCGGAGTTATCTTTTTTTGTTGGTAAATACTTTTTTGGTATTATTTCTGTATGTCGTATGATTTTGCATTTTTTTCTGAAAGAATATTTTAAATTTTTTAATTCTCTTTTTAAAGCATTTATTCTTTGATATTTTGTAACTAAAAATATATTTCTAACCCATGGCATATTTTTTTCTAATAATAAAATATTTATTGAAAAAAGAATATTTCTGTTACAATAAGTATAAACAATATCCATTGTGATTTATATGGCTATTTTAAAAATTTACCATTTATTTTTTTTAACGTTAATTTGTGGCCCCTTTTTCATAGCTTTTGGGTCATATTGTTCTTCTTCATCGTCAGAATTTAGGTCTTTGGACATTTCCCAAAATTCTTTTGAACCTAAACGAAATTTATTGTGCGATGTGGCTTTATACCAAAAAATTTGGTCTTCCAACTTATTAGATTTTGCATTATTTGAAATTACAAGACATTCATAATTTTCAGTGCACTGGTCCATTACCTGACAAAATGATTCAAACGTAGAAAACATACCAGCATAATTTTCATATATACGTTTTCTATTTGTTAAATATGGTTCTCTTAAAATAAATGTATAGTCAATATTAGTTCGAAGATTTGGAGGAACACCTAAAGGATACTGCATTGTAATAACGAGCATAATTTTCCAATGTCTTCCATTCATAAATAATAATCGCATGACTTTTTCGCGACTCCAACTATTATCATATAAACAATCATCTAAAATAACAAAAGCCCTTGCATCTATGTTCGATTTACCATACGCTATTTTTTCTTTTTTTATTTGTTTTAATACAATTCTTTGTCTTTTTAATATATTTTCAATAATAGCACTATTGTATTCATCATGAATAAATAATTTAGGCACTAATTCTCCATAGAAACCATTACCAGCTTCAGTTCCCGAAATGACAGTCCCAATTGGAATATCCTGATGATAATAAAGCAAATCCCTTACTAAAAAACTTTTACCCGTATCACGTCTTCCAATTAAAACAATTACAGGGCCTTGTGTTGAATTAGGGTCAAAACTAATTTTTCTCATATCAAATTTTTTCAATTCTAAATTCATATATTATTTAAAAAGTAAATTATATATTGTAAAAGACGCAAGTATTAAAAATTCAAGTTTTTTGTTTTTAATATTTTTTTAAGTTAAAAACAAAAAAAAATATTAATAAAATAAAACATAATGTTTGATATTTTTTATAAAAAAAATAATAATAAAGAATTATTTAAATTTTTTTTAGATAATTCGGAAAATCGTATAACGGAAATGCAAAATTATATTCCAATATATTCAAGATTTTTCTCTCTTAACGAAACAAATGATAATAAAATAAATTTAAATAATAAATATTCAATAAAAAAAATAAAAAATCAAGAAAGTGAAAATAAATTTAAGATATTAGTTGAAGCAAATGATGCAAATAATACAAATCATTCAAAAGATGCTTTTTTTAAATACTCTCCTTTAATTGACCCAAGCAAATACATGGCTGGAAAATATAAAGATATATCGCAAAATATTATCCATAATCTTCCTAAATTAAATAGTAAAAATATTTTAAAAAAATTTAATTGTCATGATAATTCCGCGTATATTGATTCATTTTTTTCATATTTAACCAGTCAATTATTAAATACATATAAATTTATACATGGTATAGATTTTTATGGTTCTTTTTTAGGAATAAAAGAAAATTTTAAATTTGATATAACCGATGAATTGGAATATTTATATGATTATGATTATTTTCATAAAAATAGAAATATTTTATTTAGAACCGATGAAATAAACGAGGAATTAATGGATGACGATACAAGAAAAAATAGAACAAAAATAGATATAGGAAATAATGAGGAAATAAAAATAGAAAGTATTGATAATGATATTTATGATGGGGTATTTGAAGAATTAACAAAGGAAAACATTGAAAAACATAATTTATTTTTAAATGATATTAAAATAACAAATATTGATTATAAACGAGAAAATGAAATAGAAAATGTTTCAGATAATAAAACAAATAGTGAATGTTCCTCACGTATTTCAGATACCAGCAATGAAGAGGACGAAGAGGACGAAGAAGAAGATGACGAATTTTCAGATATAACAAATGAATTAACAAATGTATATGCAAACATTTTTAATTTTCCATGTCAAGTAATATGTTTGGAGAAATTAGATAATACAATGGATTATTTGTTAGAAGAAACAGAAATTAAAGATAGAGAGGTAATTTCTTGTTTGTTTCAAGTAATAATGACTTTAATAGTTTATCAAAAAATGTTTGATTTTACACACAATGACTTACATACAAATAATATTATGTTTCAAAAAACCGAAAAGCAATATATAAATTATTATTACAATGATAAATATTATAGAGTTCCAACTTATGGAAAAATATATAAAATAATTGATTTTGGAAGAGCTATTTATAAATTCAAGGATAAACAAATATCTAGTGATTGTTTTTATAATAAAGGTGAAGCATCGGGTCAATATAATTTTTCGGTTTTTAGAAATAAAAATAAAAAAGAAATTAAACCAAATAAAGCTTTTGATTTAACGAGGTTAGGTTGTTCTTTATATGACCATTATGTTGAAGATGTCGAAAACGACAGTAATAAATCATTGATAAAATTAATAACAGATTGGATAACGGATGATAATAATAAAAATATTTTATATAAAAAAAATGGTGAGGAAAGATATCCAGATTTTAAATTATATAAAATGATTACAAGAAAATGCACAAAAAATACACCTGAATCCCAATTAACGAGACCTTTATTTCAAAAATTTATTAGCAGTAAAAAAAAAATTGGAAAAAAAGCACCAATAATTAATGTTGAAAAAATGCCATCATATATTTAAAATTTTTAAAAGGTAGGTGAATCTGTAAATACTTCAACAATTTTTTTATTAAGTGGTGAATCACTTCCAAATTGTGACAATAAGTAATATCCCAATATAACCGAGATATAAACAACAACTGAATCTCTTAATAAAATTTTCGGTGGAACTTCTTTTTTTGTTATAAACCTAATTTCGATAAATTTTATAACTAAAAAAAGAGAACTTATTATTAATCCATTAAAAAATGTCATTTTATATAAATAATATTTTAAAACATACTATTTATAACGAATTAAGATAAAACTTCAATATCACCTAAAAGAGTTTCTTTGTTCATTTTTTTTGTTGGGCTAATATCTTGTAAATCGGCTATATCTAAAGTAACATTTTCACTTGAAATTGTTAATGGTCCATCATCAAAATCATCATCAAAATCATCTTCTTCCTCTTCTTTTCTTTTTTCATTTGCGATTCTACTAATTTCTTCTAATCTTTTTTCTGTTTTTGGAGCATGCACCACTGATGACTTATTTGTTCCCATATCCAATACATCATCATCATCATTAAAAGAAATAACTGTTTTTTTATCTGGTTTTATCGTGTTTGTATCTTCAGTTGTTTCATTGCTAGAAAATAATTTATCATTTTTTATTTCGTTTTCAATATTTTTTTCAGCTTCTTCTTTTATTTCATTTTTAACACTTTCATCTAATTCTTTTATTGTTTGTTCCGCTATTTTTGTCTGTTTTGCTTCGGCTGCTTCAGCGGCATCGGCGGCTTCAGCGGCTTCTTTGGCTGCGGCTTCTTTGGCGGCATCGGCTTCTTTCGTTTCTTCGTTTTTCTTTAATTCAGGTGATTCAATATTAATTTCATTATCTATTTTATTAATAGTTGTTTCACTGGATTTTTCTAAATTCTTCTTTACTTCTTCTAACATATCTTCGGCTTCTTCATTATCTACTTGTTTTTCCAGTGTTTCTTCGATTATTTCTTCATGAATTGTTTCATCCATATATGCTCTTAAAATATTTTCAATGGGCATAGATTCTCTAATTACATTTAAAATAGATTCTCTACATAAAATATCACATTCTCTCATATTTTTTTGATAATCTAAAGGCATGATGTCCTTTTCAAATAAATAAATATTACTATATAATTTTCTAGAAAAATTAATATAAACATTATGAATAAAATCATTTAAACTAGGAATATCAATATCTATTTTTTTTTGATTATTTGAAACTCGAATACTGGTTAGAATTTTAACTTGAGTTATATGAACACATGTTAATAAATCTTCTAAATAATTACATTTACTTTCTTTTATTATTCTATTTTTTTCCTCTGTAATTATATTCGTATTCCAACGCGGAACCCTTGAAAGAAAATTTTGAAAAGTCATTAAATATTTATCTCCCTCTTCATTTTGAATACATAAATCGAGTGCTTCGTTAAAAATAGATTTAATACCTTGAATAACTAATGGCGATAATATATTAATTAAACGTGAAGAATATTCGTTCTTTGCTTCAGATAAAACATTAAGGTTATAATCGTCCATTTTTTACATTGTTAATATATTTTCTAAATTAATGTTTTTCCGCATAAAAAATATATAACAATAAATAAACATTAAATTTTTTTCATTTCTAAATTCTTTTCTAATTTTATCAAAATAAAGTAAAAATTTATATTTATCATCGTTTTCAGATTTTTCTATAAATTTTATTATATCTAAAGCATAAAAACCTTTATTATATAGCTCATTTATAAAATCAGTTAAATTAATTAAATTGCTAAATGTTTTTTTATTTGATATTTTTTTTTTTAACCATAATTCTCTCTTTTTATTAAAATTTATTTCAATATCATTTTTTTCTTTTATTTTAAATAAATTTTTTTTCTTATTTTCTATTTTTGGATATGGAATATATATATTACAAAATCTTGATAATATTGGATTTAATAAATTATCGATATTTTCAATAACTATAAAAAAACGAGTATTATGACTAAAATTTTCAATACACCTTCTTAAAGCAGATTGTGCATCGGTTGTTAATTTTTCTGCGTTAAATAAAATAATACTTTTAAAAATTTTACCATTGTTATTCTGCATATTTCTTTTTGCGAAAAATTTTATGTCATCCCTTATAAATCTAATCCCCTTGCAATGTGCACAATTAACATACATCACATATTCTTTTATTTTATTATTATCATTATCATAAATTTTATTAATAAAGTAATTTAATATATATCTTTTCCCTGTTCCACAATTTCCATAAAATATAATATGTGGTATTTTATGATTTTCAATAAAATAATCTAATTTTTTTTTTAATTTTTTATGTATATCTATTTTTTTTACTTTGTTATCTAATACATCTTTATTTTTAATTATTATATTCATTTAAATTAATTTATGTAACCGTTTTAAACTTTTATATTTTTTTATATTTTTTTTTTTTTTTTTTTTTTT